CAGGTGCAAACAACACCGGTTCAATCGGTGTAATCCTGTTAGCTGCTTCCTCACTGCCAAACAGGTTGGCGCCGTCGCCCTTGGGCAGGTAACACTGATCACCCTCGTTGAAATCAAACGCTGAAGGCGGGAAGGTATCTGGGACTGGACCGAGGTCAGGCTCTTCGCCTGGTGCAGGTGGCTCGGGCCGATTCGGCGTATCCGGTGCAGGTTCAGCCTCTTCTGGATCAGCTTTCTTGCCTCGTAGGTTGGCCAGATAGACCAGCTTGTCGCCAAGCTGCACCGTGGTCTGGTTCCTGAACGGATCCGCAAAGCTGCTCAGCACCCGCAGCGTGCGCGGAATCCTGGAGATAACACCAGCTTTCTCCCAGCCGAAGTAGACAAAGCTGCCAACGGTTGGTGTGCTGATGCCCTTAAGCACCACTTGACCTCGACAGCGGATCAGGCCCTGCCGAGCTGAAATCGCCTCATCAGCCAGGTTGGCCTGGATGATCGTGCCAAGGTTGCAGAACGACCTGGCGCGGACATCAACCGTCATTGCACCACTCCAACACTGATCGACACCGTGTAAGTCACGACCTTGAGGCCGTTCACCACGTCATTGAACGCAGTGGCTGTTGGAGCGCTAATCGGGAAGTAGGCACCTGCAGCTGGTGTGGTTCCGACGGTGCTTTCAAACCATGTTTGCAAGGCTGCCCATCCCGCTGCATTCGTCTCGCCTTCGAGCGCATATACCTTGGTTGCCGTAAGCGGTCCGGTGATGTAGCTCGTACCTGCAGCAGTCAGCTGCAGCTGCGGGATGTCCTGATAAGTGACCGGTGGACTAAGGAGCTTGAGGGTGCAGCTACCGAGGCTGAAGGTGCCTAGGTTGGCGCGATCCTCTGCGCTCTTCTGCTTTTCGCGCTGGCGTAAAGCAACCTGCAGTGCTTGTGCAGCATCGACCAGTTCAACGCTGGCCTGGATGTAGCGACCGGCTTGCTCACCGCTCGGTGCAGTGATGAACCAGCAGCCGACGCCGCTTGCGTTAACGCCATTGGCGCTAGCGGTCAGGCTGACGGTGGTGCCAACAGAGTTGGCGGCAACACTGTCGGGATCTTGGATGCGAGCATCGCGCCAGGTGTTGTAGACGCTCAGCAGCGACTGCCATTCGGTTGGTGTCAGTAGGCCACTGACGGACCAGCGACGAGCGGTCAGGCCATCGCGGGTGCCGGTGTCCTCATAGCCATAGGGCTGGGCAAGGAGCTTAGTAGTGGTAAAGGCGCCGATGGAGATGCTCATGGCTTATCCGAGTTGAACGTTGGAAGCGCCGGTGGTGGCATCAACGGCGACGTTGACCGTCCAATTCTTCTGCACTAATTCACCTGTTTTTGCTGTTAGTGCGGAATTAACATTAACAAGGTCACTGGTGACACTTGCCAGCTGGTCATTAGCTCGATCAATACCACGAGCCTTGTTGGCTACATCAAGGATTCCTTGAACAGAACCAGTTTGTAGCGCCACGGCACCAGGATTAAAGAAGCCGGCAGAGATGGCCTGGTTAATGTCTCGTCGTGCATCACTGAGCAGGTTCTTCTGGATCTGAGGTGTTAGCAGGTTAAAAGAACCTTCCAGTGCGCCACGAAGGGATTCAGCAGCTGATTCGGCCTGTTGCGCGACCTGCTTAAAGCTGTCTTCTGCCTGTTGTGATGCAGAATTAACAGAATCACGATAGGTATTGCCTGCATCGACCAAGGCGCTGTTGCCCTGGGCACGTACAAGCTCTAGTTGCTTAACAGCTAGCTGCTGATCCTGCAAAACCTTTGTGAATTCAGTGCTATCGACCGGAGTGCCATTAGCGCGGAGCTCTTCGAGTTGCGCACCTAAGAGCCTTACCTTATCAAGTGCTGCGTTAGTAGTTTCTTCAATGCCAAGCTTTTGACGTAAAAACTCCTTGTATGGGCCTTCTGCAACTTGTGCCAACTGATTCTCGGCATCAATTTGGCGTTCAATTGTCCCAAGACCGATAGCCAGCTCAGAATTCTGCCTGTTAATCGCAGAAGAATTACCTATTGCACTGGGAACCTGGCCTGCTGCGTCAAGCAAGGATTGGCCAGCTTGGCGGCCTCCTTGAGCCAATTCCTGTCCAGCTTGCTTGCCTGCAGATGAAAGTTCTTTATTAATCTCAGCGACATCTTTTGCAAGAAGTTTCTGGACAATGTCTTCTCTAACGCCAGTAGCCGACCCGGAAAAGTTCTTGCCCTTAAATTCGGGACCTACACTAGAACCAGGAACTGTAACAGGGCCAAAAAAACCGCTTCCTTTTATGCCCAATGGGCCGAGATTAGCCGCAACAATATCGGTTGCTTGCTTTTCACGTGCAAGAACCTTATCGGGCGAGAGCGAAGAGACCTGGTTAAGCTTGACAAGAATGCTATTTATATCACTGATAAAACCAGTAAAAAGCGGTGTCAGTGTAGTATCGAGTGTTGTAGCTAAATTGGAGAAACCATTGCCAATTTGCTGAAGACCGCCGCTAATAGTCTTTGAGTTAGTTTGAGATGCAGCAGCAGCTTGACCCGCTGCATTAGCCTGTTTAGCTAGTAGCTCATTGTATTTGGCGAGGTTGTCGTTAAGTAGAGGCTGTACTGCAGCCTGGGCTTCAACGCTTCCAAGCAATACCGCAATCTTATCCGCAGCGCCTCCTGTTTTCTGCTGAACGTCTGCCAAGACACCAGCAAAGCCTTTAGAGTTTAGTGCTGCAACGCTGTAATCTATGCCAAGCTGGGCAGCAAGCTCTTTTGCTTGTTCGCTTGGCTTAATAATGCTTGCAATGGCCTGACGTAAACCCGTAAAGGTCTGAGCAACCGGAACGCCACGAAGCGTGGCAGTTGCAATTGCAGCATTTAGCTCATCAATACTAATACCAGAAGCAGCAGCAATCGAGCTGATGTTGCCAATCTCTGCTGCGTACTGACGGACAGTAATCACACCATCAGCTTGTGTCTGAACAAATTTGTCGACAATGCCGGTTGCAGCTGAAGCACTTAAGCCATAAGCATTAAGTACACCGGTAAGCGCTGATGCGACATCGTTAACTTGGGCAAAGCCACCTTTTGCACCGAGTGCAGCTGCCCTGAGAATGCTAGTGGCGTCTGCAGCGGATGAGAATCCAGAGCTTGCAACGTCGTATGCAGATTTCACCAGATTGACTTGGCTGATATTGTTGCCAAGCTCAACGGACAAAGCACGCAACCTTGTCTTCAGATCTACGGAGTCGACACCTAGTGTTTCAACGGCAGCGGATGCAGAATCAAGCTCTGTAATTTGCGATCCTGCAAAGAATGAGACACGTCTAATTGTCTCTAATATAGCCACAACAGCCGAGGCCTTAGCTCCAAGGCCAACAAGGTTGCTGCCAAGACCATTAAAACCGGAAGCGGTTCCTGTTGCTGATGCACCAAGCCTATTCAGGCCTGCGGCTTGTTGGTCAATAGTCGAGAGAAACTTTCCTGAAGCATCTCTAGCCCTGCCCTGGGCATCGATATAAAACTGAATGCCATTGCTTGCCGTTTGCAGAGAACGGCCAGAGCGCGTAAATGCCTGTTGAATACTTTGTCCAGATGCTTGGGCCTGACGCTCTGCGGCCTGCAAACCTGCTTTCAGCTGAGCGTCATCAACGCTGACCGTTAATACAGCAGCGCCTAGACTCTCGGCCACAACCCAGCTTCTCGTTGCATCTAGCTTGCCCTCAGACGCGGGAAGCTAGACCATGACAAGTGCTCTTGCTGCTCTCGCCAACGCAACGGCTACCTTTGTTGTGCCGACTGTTGGTACGGTTACAGATCCAACCACCGGCAACATTGTGCCGGCAACAGAGACTGTTTCAGTCAGTCTTTACCTGCGTCAAGGCGGTAGTAATCCCTCTGACTTGCCTGGTGTGGATACAGAGGTTGAAACCTTTGAAGGGTATGCGATCAACCCGCAGGCCTTAGATGCACGGATCAAGCCTGGTGTGACTGGCACATTGAATTTTGCTGGTCAAGGGGCGATTGAGTGTGAAGTGATCACTAGCCGCTTTCCCTATGGCACTACAGGGCTAATTGGCAGCACCATTCAGCAGGTGCTTGGAGACAAGATCCGGCTAGCCCGTTACGTGCAGGGCTGATGGCAGTACAAGTCAGGGCCAGTTTCAAGCTGACTGGTTTTAACGCCAATCAGCTCAAGCTGAGGGTGCCGCAGATCCTGGGCAAATACCAGACGGTGCTCGATCAACAGCTGAAGGCTGAGATACAGAACCCACAGTTCGGCTGGCCACGTCAGACGAAGCGAAAGAATGGCGCATCCGTCAGCAGCCCACGCGACATTGTCGATCTTGGTGGTTTCTTGCGGTCGCAGAAACGCAGCTTTGATGGCCGCACCAGCATTACCTTCACCTGGGATGCACAGAACAAAGGGTTTGCCTATGCACCCTTGATCTTGACCGGATACACAACCAGCAAGGGCACTGTTGTGCCTGGTCGTAACTGGATCAAGCCGGCTTTAGAAAACGCACCACTAGAGCAGTTCTTTGCTCAGCAATGGAAGCAACTGGCCAAGCAAGGCCTTTGACAAGAAAAAGCGGTGAGCCGAAACTCACCGCCCCCTGATCCCATTGCTCGCAGCCTAGTTAGCCTCAGCTGTTGGTCTCAGCGCTCCATACATAAGCACCGTAGCCAGTAAGGGTGAAACTGACACTGGCGACGTTACCAGCTGTGATGTCTTCGGAGAAGTCAGTCACGAAGGCCACACCGCTGTGATACTCAGGTGCACCAGTCGAGCTCATCTCAGGCGATTCGCGATACCACTCAACAGTGGTTCCCATCGCTGCATCAAGAGCAGCTTGCTTCAAGATCTTGTAGCCAGCATCGTTGAGGTTGAGGTTCATCGTGCAGGGCACGGTGTAACTCTGACCTGTGACCAAGCTGGCATTAAAGCCTTGGGTTGAACCGTAGTCCAACACATCCGTGGTCGTAGAAGCGCCCTGGATACCAGCATTTGTCAGACTGAGAACCTCAGTCATCCCTGTAGATGCTGTCGGAGAGGTGGAGGCCGTGGTGCCAGCCTTCACATAGAACCGATACCCAAGGGCAGCGAAGAAGGCACCAGTGGCCATGATCGTTCCTGTGGCTTGTGCCCTAACTTGCCTCTAAACGATCTTCTTCTGCTTCCAAGACTTCCCAAGGCGTAGGACGCGGGCAGACATGCAGATCAAAGCCCTTCACGTCATGCGCCATGCCTGAGGTGGCCAGCAGCGCATCCTTGAGCTCGGTCTTGCTGCAACCCAGCTCACGACACACTGCTAGCGAGGTCCAGCCAAGATCCAGCAGCTTCCTAGCACTACTACCCAAGAGACGCGCTTTATGGGTCGCCTTGATTGACCAGTTGCTGTCCCGCAGGAAGTGCAGGCATTCCCCTTGGGCAAAGGCATAGAAGATGGTACTGAGCTTCCCGCTCTCAGGATTAAAGGCCCGGCAGGCCTTAAGGAACGCGATGTCAACGCAGGAGTCGATGTCCTCCAGCGCCATGCAATGCCTGTATTTGAGCCAGAGCTTATTGGCGAAATACTTGATCAGACCGATGTTGTCCACATACATCTGACCAAAGAGCCGCTGCTCTTGCCTGCTCAGTGGTTCTGCAAGATGACTGCGCGTTTTCTTTTTCTCCGGTGTAGCCGGAGCGCCGAAGAGTGAGAGCTGGCCTTCAGCGACGCGCATACATCTACTTTAACTTCGCAAGACCTTGACAGCACCAACAGAAGATGAGGCTTTGCTTAAACAAATGCAGCCGAGCACTTGCTTGAGGTGTGGCACCACGTTCAGAGCGTTCTTGGATTCAGCCTGTTGCACCGTATTGAATTCCACGTCCAGTACATCGACGCGAGCACGACGCAGGTTGGCATTGGGGATGCCAGGAATCAGCTCTGCAGATCCGGCACCAGGGGCCTTCAGCAGAGTGCTGTCACCAAGGAGGGCCTCGGCCAGATCAAAGGTGGCCTGCTTGATCGGCTGCGGGATTTCACTGGTTGTAAAGCTCCAGTCACCGCAGGCTGCATCACGACGCGGCCAGGCCAATGCCTGCGAACTGCTGACCTTTTCACCGATGTAGCTGAGCTCATCGAGGTAACGGGTCGCCATGATCAGCGCACGACCCCTGTTATCGGTACTGGCTAATGTCCAGTTGAGCGTGCCGAGGTACAGATCGGCCAAGTCATTACCAGTGGCCACACTGATGTAGCTATTGGCTGATTCTGAGCCTGCAGTAGCGACAACAGTGACGGTCATGGCATCACACCCTTAGCACTAACTTGCCTTTGGGCTCGACCACTGCTTCACGGCTTTATCGAAGCTGATCTCGCCATCAACGAGACGCTGGCCCAGCTTTTTACCAAAGATGGCCTGAGCGGTCTGTGGGTTGTCCTTGACCCACTGTTTAGCGGCCACCTTGAAGTCAAGGGGCTGCTCAGCGCCATCGCCTTCGGCTAGGCGACGTGGAGCCACAGGGTTGCCATTGGGGTCGGTCATCTCTTCGTTTCGCCACTTCCAAGGCACCAGCGCACACCGGCATTGGTAGTGAGGCGAGACCTTCTGGTAGTCCGGTGGGAAGCGCTTACCGTCAAGCTTCAGACAGATCGGACACACCTGGCTGTCGAGCAGTGCTGTCCAGACCAGCCCTTCAGCGCCAAGCCAATCCGGGTCGGTCTCGTATTGATAGATCGCTTGCTGTGCAGCAGAGCCAACCTCGTTGACGGCCGTGCGCACGATGGCTTCGACGTTGTTCTCGCTAACGCGGACCACAGCGTTCTCATAGGTGGCAAACGTCTCACCACCAATGTCCGAGAGGCCAAGCCTGATGTAGCGCTCTACCCGATCCGCTACGACCGCTGGCAACGCTTGCGTCAGCTGCGCACTCAGCGTCTTGCCACCCACGACCGCATCATTCACCAGCCGCTGCGCCTGCACCTGATTGAGCTGGGCTGCACCCTCTGCAGTCAGGCTGCCGCCGGCCATGGTCACCAGACGCCGTGCATACTCCAGCTGCTGCTCCACAAACGGGCTCAACGCATCCTGCAGTGCGGCTAGCTGCGGTGCACCAAAGGATTCCTGGACGCTCCGGGCTACAGCAGCCGTAATCGAAGCAATGGTGCGCTCACGGTTCACACCAACCGCAAGCACACCAGAGCTACCCACTACTCTCTCCACCGCAGTCAAGGTGACGCGTAGATCGCGCAGTGCCTGACGAATCAGACGATCCTCCAACTTGCGCTGCCTGAGCGCATTACGGAGGAACACCTCAATCTGCTGGGAGAGATCAGCCACGTCCTTGGCCTCTTAGCTTCTTGCGTCCATGGTTAGGGCGACTTCGTTTGCCCTGCCCTTGGCGCGT